CAAATTCATAGTGCATGTTATTCTCCTATCACCGCGAAATTGCGGCATAAAAGAATTACACACTATCTTGAATCACTTTTCTCTAAGGGTTTTCCCTAGGGGTTTTCCCTAGTTGCAATGCTGAATTTTTGTGTTGAAATTCTGTTATGAGCAACCAATTTACACAATATGAGGAAACGGCAGCACGCATGGCGCTACTGTTTGCGCAGACGCATGCAGCGTACTACGCGCAACCCGGTGACAGGCAAGCCGCAACAATCGCGCTTCTCATGCGAGCTTTAGAGCTTGCTGGCGGGGCTTTTTTACTTAAGGAGAATGAAGATGAGTGAGCATACACCGGGGCCGTGGGTTGTTTTATACAGTAAAAAAGGCTACCCATATCAAATATGTCAACTATTTATTGGTGAAAACAAAGGTAGAAATCGTGTTACAAGATGGGCTTCAATTAGTTTCCCCGGAAGCATTGAAGGGCAAGCTAACGCAAATCTAATCGCCGCAGCCCCTGAGCTTTTGGAGGCTTTGAAAAAAGCAACTATTCTGGCTGAATATGCCGTTGAAGGCGCGTATTATGGGCCGGGCGCTGCTGAAATAATTGCACAAGCCCGCGCAGCAATCGAAAAAGCAGAGGGCAAGCAATGAAAAAGTTTACAGCGGCCATGCTTGAAGTAATTCAAAAACAACATGTGCTAACCGAAACAATAAGCATGGCAATTGATCGCGGATTTTATTATTCTAATAGTTGTGTTTCTCGCGCTATAGAAGAATTTGAAAGCGCTAACGACCATTTGCATGACGTTTTAGAAGCAATGATTGATGCAAGCGTAAAACAAGCCATTGAACAACTCAAAGGAGAAAAGACTTGAACGCATTTAGCAAAGACTACATCCCCGAAATCTCATGGCATCGCCACGATATTGGTGTACGCTATTCCCCGAACGGCTCCCGCGGTGCTGCTGTTGAAGCAAGCAAGATCAGGCTTAATGGCAGTCTCGCAGGCAGCGTCAAGATGATGGACATCCCAAGCCGTGACAGCATCAATACTGAGACGATCAAGCAATCGGACAAAACTGACAAAATCCGCAGAGGTGGGCGATGATCGAAACTAAATGGTTATTCGTCATGCCTTGGCATGACTCGCCACCACCTAAATTCAAGCATTGGAACGAAGCGGACAAAGCAAAGTTCGCGGCTATGTTTCCATCAGTGCCATTCCCGGAACTGCTTAAAGCATTCCCGCTACACACAAGAAAGTCTCTCGAAAATCGAGGGGCTAGGCTTGGTATAAAACGCAAGCAAAGGAAAGTGTCATGAAAACGCAAAACGCACGAGTGCTAGACTACCTGCAATCAGGTCAACCGCTGACACAGTTTGAAGCTATCCGCGACCTTGGTATATTGCGCTTATCCGCTCGAATTTGGGACTTGAAATGCGAAGGCCACAAGATCGAATCAAAGAACATCACAGTGCGCAATCGCTGGGATGAGAAGTGCAAGGTAGCGGCTTATTCGTTGGAGCAATCATGAAAACGCTGCATTTATCCTTAAAAACCCAGTATTTCAACGAAATCAAAGCCGGGACAAAGACCGAGGAATACCGCCTGATTACCCCGTATTGGACAAAACGCCTTGAAGGCCGCAGCTATGACCGCATAGAGCTAACGCTTGGCTACCCAAAACGCGACGATGCGGAACGCCGCCTTGTTTTCCCGTGGAATGGCCTTGAAAAGAAGTTGATAAACCATCCTCTATTTGGCAGCATCAGCATGCATGTGTACGCCATTCGTTTGCAGCAAAACAGCCTCTACCCGGCATAGATGCTGCGCAGAGTGCTAAGAATTAAGGAGCAAAACATCATGAGAAAAATCGCAAGTTACTACATCACCAACATCGCCATGCTAGCCGTCATGTATGCCGGTCTGATTTACGGACACGCTGGAGCGCTCAATGTTGCTTTGTTTTTTAGTTGGTTTGCAGGCATTTGTCACCTCGGTCTTTTCATAGAAGTAATCGTTAAAAGCAGCATCGAAGCAACCCCGACCAATCCAGCGCCCTATTGGGTGGAGCGGTTTTTTTCCATTGCGCCGGTTATTGCGTGGGCATGGCACTCCTACTGGTTCACAGCCATCATTGCCACGTTGTCTTGGATTGCCTGCGCCAATCTTTGGATGAAGCGAGAAAAGGCAAAGACCCACGCAGAACCTGCGCAGAGTGCTATTTAATTAGGAGTGAAATACATGGATAATAAAACTTTCCGAGGCTGCGATGACTTGCGCGAATGGTTAATTTCGCAAGGCTTCAAATGCTTTTATAGCGATCTTGAGCGAGAACGAGATGTTAACTGGTACGCTTGCCGGAAAACCCAATATACTGCGCGGGCGTGCGAATGCAATGAAGGCAAAGCAATGCAGCTTGTGATTCGCCCGTTTTCTTACAGAGACAGTAATCAGCGATGGGAAAGCGCACAGATTGAAGTTATCGGGGAAGTTACGGGGCTTTGGTTCAATCTAAACGCTTACAGTGTACCGATTGATGAACTAAAAGCCAGATTGCAGGAAATTGAAATCAGGCTTTTGGATGCTTGGAATGCATTAGCACCATACGACAAGAAAGGCGAGCTATGACACACAATCTACCCCGAGACTCACAGCGCTGCGACGGTGAAATCTGGAGCGATGTCGAGCCTGAGTACTGTAAACGCAGGGAAACCTGTCAGCGCTACATCGCCCACATGGAAGACCCGAGCAATCGCATGGCTCCTTGGCTTATTCCTTTAAGAAATTGCAACCGCTTCGTTGACATCAATCCAGAATGATGTAAAATATCGTTTATCGCTTGACCGCGATTTTGTAGTAAGGCTTCACATGCGTTCTGGCGGGTACTACCCCGTTCGGTCAACCTCTTAAAACGAGGAGAACGCAGGTGAAGCCTTTTTTATTGGAATTTTTGACATGAAGGCTAGAGAAATCACCATAAAAGGCGATGTTGCATATGTACCACTAACAAAGGGATATGTAGCGATCATTGATTCGGATGACGTGCATTTGGTGGATAGGTTTAATTGGCATGCGCACGTCAAAACACATACCGTTTATGCAGAGATGAAGGAGCGGCGCAAAGGAAAAAGAAAAGCGATTGGTTTGCATACCGTGATTATGGGAGGCGAGAAGTCAATTGCAGTTGACCACATAGACGGATGTGGATTAAATAACCGTCGATCAAATTTGAGATTTGCAACAAAGGCAGAGAATGCACAAAACAGTCGTTTGTATAAAACCAACACGAGTGGGTACAAAGGAGTTATATGGTGCAAGGATAAAGCCAAGTGGAGAGCGCAAATCATGTTCAATCAAAAAAATTATTTTCTGGGTCATTTCTTAGACCCTAAAGAAGCTCACAAAAAATATATTGAGGCAAGCAATAAATTACATGGTGCGTTTGGGAGGGTTGCTTGATGCATTATTACAAGCGAAACCTTGGCGACTATGCCAAGAAAGCAGGTCGATTGACTATGCTACAGCACGGAGCGTACACGCTTTTGATCGATTCGTGCTATGACCGTGAGACGTTCCCCACGCTTGAGCAAGCTATTGAATGGACTTGGGCAGCGACGGAAGCAGAGGTAGAGGCGGTCAAATTTGTCCTAGGTCGATTCTTTAAGTTGGATAGCGAAGGCTGCTATATCCAAGAGCGGATTCTTGCTGAGTTGCTTGAATATCACGCTAAGGCAGACAAAAACAAGCAAATTGCCATAGATCGTGAAACGAAGCGTAAACAAACTAGCACGAACCGTACACAAGACGTTGACGAAACGCCACCTAACCATAAACCATTAACCAATAACCATAAACCAATAACCAAAACAGAAATACCTAGCGGTATTTCTAAGGCGCAAGCGCCCAAGCAAAAAGCATCCAAGCGATGTCCTGCTGATTTTGTTGTTACCCGCGATATGGTTGATTGGGCATCTGAAAACGGGCTAACCGTAGACTTGAACGCCGAAACGGAGAAGTTCCGCGACCATGAGTACAAAGCTTCAAAGACCGATTGGCTGGCTTGTTGGCGAACGTGGATGAGGAACGCGCAGCAGTACAAGCGAGAGCCTCCGGGCGGCTTGTCATTCCGTGAGCGTGACGCGCAAATAGCCGCTGAAAGGGTCGCATCCGTAGCTCCAAGCATTGCAGCAAGAAAGCCACACATTGACGCAGCAGACATGATTTTGGCAATGGCTAAACCTTTGGAGATTGGAAATGAATAACGAAATTGTTGACGTGATTTTCAAAAAGATGACGCTTCGATGGGGGCGCAAGTTTTTGGGAATTTGGGAAGGTGTTGATCTATTGGACGTTAAGGGCGATTGGGCGCATGAACTTCGCAACATGCCGCCTGAAAACATCGCGCATGGCCTGCTTAACCTGCCGGACGACCCTTGCACCGTGGGGCAATTTAAGCGCATCTGTAACGCCATGCCGCCACCTGTGTTTAAGGCATTGCCTGCTCCAGCAGTTGACAGCGCAAAGGTGGCCGCAATGCTTGCAAAGGCGAAAGAAGCATTAAAGGTGAAAGCATGAGATACGAACTCCGAGAATACAGCACAGCCCAACAACTCCTAGCGCATCGCGTTTTGGACGATGTTGCAGCAGGGCTAAACGTACACATAGAGCGGATTAACTGGGCGCTTAGGTTGCTGGGCGAGGCATTAGGGTAAACACCTATTCCAAGCCATGCAAAACAACTGCATAATTAAATTTTAGGAGCGAGATATGAAAAGAGCAGGTAAGACATACAACGCGGCGCAAGTCAAGGAAGGCCGCCGCCTGGCCGCATGGGCGGCTGATGGCATGAACTGGGCTGATGGCCCGTTCAAGAATGCCCTGATGGGGCAGGGCGCGGCCATCCGCGCCTCCCGGGCGCTTGGGCAGGCGATTGCCTGCCATGGGGGTCGTTTTAAGACGCAGTCCGGGGTGACTGCGTTGATCCAGGCAATGGGGGGGGGGTCAAGGCTGCGCGGGCTTGGACTGCCTATATCAAATGAAGCCTCGCGCTAAATTGTGGCTTGCTATCTACAAATCGGACGGTATGGGCTACAACTCATTAAGCCAAGTCTGCGATATTCCAATGTGTCGTTTATACGACATATTGAAGAATATGGCTCGAGCTGGCGAAGTCCGAAAGACGGGCGGGCGTGATAAATCTGTTTTCAGGGTAACCACGGATTGCACCACGCCTGCGGGAGTAAGGGCAGGCAGTCTATGAAACGTACATACCACCTAACGCATGACACCGCTCGGTTGTTGGCTGTCCGAGAGGTGCAAAACGCTCCTATGGGGCATGTTGTCACAGTAAGCGAGCCAACACGCAGCCTTGAGGCTAATGCGGCTCAGTGGCCGTATTTGCAAGCATTCGCAGAACAACTTGAGTGGCCTGTAAACGGTAAGATGTGCAAGCTAGCGCCGGATGAATGGAAAGACATCCTAACCGCAGCCTTTCAGAAAGAAACTGCACGGCTAGCGATGGGTTTGGACGGCGGCGTAGTGATGCTAGGCCAGCGCACAAGCAAATTCAGCAAAAAGCGGTTTAGCGAATGGATGGAATTCCTGATTGCTACGGCGGCTGATCGAGGGGTAAAAGTATATGAAACCGAGCTTATACAGCGTTAGACATAGATATGATGTACCAAAAATCACCACGTAAAGAAAACCCCGCCTTACTCAAAATGGCGCAGGGTAAGCCTTGCCTATTGCGGGTAAGGTGCGACGGTAGCCCAAGCGATACAACGGTGGCCGCTCACTCGAACAGCCAAAAGCACGGTAAAGGCATGCGGCGCAAGGCTGACGACTGCTATACAGTCTGGGCATGTGCAAAGTGCCATACATGGCTAGATTCGAGCTACAACGCTACGCAGGAAGAGCGGCAAGCGGCTTTTGAGGAGGCGCATAAGCGACAACTCAAAGCATGGGAAAAGATACATACTGGCTTTGAAGATCGTTCTTATAGTGAACGATTGGCCGCGCAATGGGCATTGGAGCAACTGAAATGATTATTGGAATAGACCCCGGCGCAAAAACGGGAATAGCGCAATACACTGATGGCAAATTGCTAGCAATGCAAACAACGGATATTTTGGGGGCAATTACGCTTATCCGACTGACTTTAGCTAAGTTGGTGGTTTTGGAGGATTCAACCCTAACAAGCCACATTTTCACGGCTCCCGGCGTACCGCATCGCGCAGCGCTAAAAGTGGCGCGGAATATCGGGGAAGTGGACGCATACTGCAAAATCATTAAGCAAGTATGTGGAGAACTTGAAATTCCATATCGGTCAATCAGTCCAAAGGACAAGGGCAAAAAGATCGACGCGAAGGATTTTGATCGCATCACAGGTTGGACAAGCAAAAGCAATCAACACGAACGCGATGCGGCAATGGTGGCTTGGAGGTTTAGAAGTGAGAAAGCGAACTAAACGCAAGGTCTACAACCTAATCAACCCGATAACCCACGCTATAGAAGGCGCGGCACTGCTTGAAAAGCACAGGCTAGATTCATTGCGATTGATTGAACTGACAGCGATTGAAGCATTCGCAAAAGGGAAAGCGGGACGCGGCGAAATGGCTTTTCCAGAGCCAGCATTGCAAGCAATCTGATTGCCAAAACACCAGTAATTTGAGATAATGAAGGCATCGAGACTTGAAGGAGCTAGACTCCGTAGAGCCTAACGATACATGGCCGAGGCGCATCCCGGTTATTCACTAAAGGTAGCTGACACCCCGGAAAGACGGGGCTTTCACACATGCCACTATCTTAAAGAGCTATCAAGGAGAATCATGGACGACAAACACTTAAAAGCCCTAATGAGTCCACAACCCGCGTTTGTATCTGTATGCGAGAAGTGCTATCCACAATACAGAGAGCATGAAAACAAAACGGGCGGCATCATCCCTTGCAGTTATTGCGGAAATCATGATTCAAAAAGCATATATGCAAACCCAGAGGCCGTTAAATTGGCGGTTGAATCACGCAAACCCAAAGATTGACATAAGTACAAACCCTATGCCATAATAAGCGCCAGTTAGCAGACGCTAACAAGGCGAAATCATGGATTTAAAAACGAAGAGGAAACCGACAGGGGCAGCAGCACTAGGCGCAGGGCCGGGAAGGCCTAAGGGCATGCCTAATAAGACCACCATTGAGTTTAGACAGACGATCAATGATCTACTGACTAAGAACCATGAAAACGTCTCTAAGTGGCTGGAATTAGTTGCAGAGGGAGACCCCGAGAGAGACATTAAACCAGACCCGGCAAAAGCGCTCGATCTGGTTTCAAAGCTGGCAGAGTATGCCGCACCTAAGCTAAATCGCACAGTCATTGCAGGCGATCAAGACGCCCCACTTAAAACGGTGATTGCTTGGGAATAAGGCGCATCGTCATCCCTTACAAGCCTAGGGGCGCATTCAAGGCTTTTCACGATAGAACGACGCGGTGGGCTTGCCTTGTGGCTCACCGAAGAGCAGGAAAAACGGTTGCTTGTATCAACGACCTAATTAAGCGGGCTTTCACTGATAACAAGCAAATAGGGCGATACGCTTACATTGCGCCATATCACAGCCAGGCTAAATCTATTGCTTGGGATTACCTGCTCAGGTACACGGCAGATGTAAGAACGCAAGCCAATGCTTCGGAGCTATGGGTAGAGCTACTAAATGGCGCTCGAATCAGGCTGTTTGGAGCGGATAACCCCGATGCGCTGCGAGGCTTGTACTTGGACGGTGTAATTTTGGACGAGTACGCAGATATGCGCCCAAGGGTTTGGGGTGAAATCATCCGGCCACTGTTGGCAGACCGAGAAGGCTGGGCGGTGTTCATTGGTACGCCTAAGGGTCACAATGCCTTCTATGAGATATTCAAGACTTCGCAAGTAAGCTCTAGCTGGTATTCGGCCAGCATTAAAGCCAGCGAATCAGGGCTTTTGCCTAAGTCAGAGCTTGAAGATGCGGCTCGGGGCATGAGCGAAGATCAATACGAACAAGAGTTTGAGTGCTCTTTTGAAGCCGCAATACTTGGGGCTTACTACGGCAAAGAGCTTAAATTCGCAGAACATCGCATTACTGATGTGCCATATGACCCAGAATCACCCGTTTATACCGCTTGGGACTTGGGCTATCACGACGATACCGCGATATGGTTCTATCAAGTCATTACGGGTGAAATCCATCTGATTGACTACTTTTCAGGCTCTGGGCTATCCGTGTCGGACTATGCCAAGGCGGTATTAGACAAGCCATATAAGTATGAAAAGCATTGGCTACCGCATGACGCAAGGGCTAAGACGCTGGCAAGCAATGGCAAATCCATTATTGAACAACTGAGCGAGCATCTCGGAATGAATAAGCTAGACATTGTGCCAAGTCTCAGCGTTCAGGATGGTATCCAAGCTGCGCGGGCAGCGTTCTATCGCATGTGGTTTGACCGTGAAAAGACGGGCGAAGCCGTGGAACTGCTCAAACAATACCAAAGGGAATGGGACGATGATAAAAAGGCTTTCAGGGACAAACCTAGGCACGACTTCACAAGCCACTGCGCTGATGCTTTCCGCATGATGGCTGTCGCATGGCAGGAAAAAACCCAGAAAACCGAGGAAAAGATTGCAGAATTCGCAATATCCGGTGATAATTCGCGCATTACAGTAAAAAACCCATTTTTGCAATTAGGGAAAACACCTAGAGAGCGTTACTAAATGATCTTTCCAACGCAAGCAAACGCAATACGCCTCACATCCGCAGCAAATGCGGCAGGCGATGTGTTCCTTGCTGGGTTGAGGATTGAAAACGCTACAAACGGGCGTGTACGTGCGACAACCACGGGTGGCGCATTCAGTCTGGGCGGGTTGACTTACACCACTACCGGGCGATTGATCTATGTAGACGCAACGGCTGGCCTCCCTGTTGATACCGATTGGGCAAACGGCTTGCCTGTGTCTGGTGGGGCTTTGTGTGTATCAACCGGGCCAGCGACGTTCGGCAAAGATGGTATTCCGTTTGCGGCAAATGGCGCAGTAGCTGCCACCATCACAGCTTAAAGGTAAAACATGAGCGCTAAAAAGTGGCAAGAAGCAATCCAGCTAGCGAAAAAAGACACACGGGACTGGTTTGCAAGAGGCCGCAAGGTTGTCAAGCGCTACAAAGACGAAAGAGCAAGCGCTTACTCAGGTGGGCGGCGTTACAACGTGCTATGGTCAAACGTACAGACCTTGTTACCTGCGGTTTACAGCAGAACCCCTAAGGCGGAGGTAGACCGGCGTTACAAAGATCAAGACCCCGTAGCGCGTACTGCGGCTCAGATCATGGAGCGGGCGCTTCAATATGAGATTGACCATTACGGCGATTACGATCAAGCGATTAAACATGCTGTTATGGACAGGCTGTTGCCCGGGCGCGGCGTCAATTGGCTGCGGCTTGAGACGTACACCGAGGACACGATAGAAGGCCCGGTCGAGTATCAAAAGACCTGCGTTGATTACGTGTTTTGGACTGACTTCCAGACATCACCGGCTCGGGTTTGGGAGGATGTGGAGTGGGTTGCACGCCTTACCTATATGTCAAAGGCAGACGGTATTGCCCGATTCGGCGAGGAAAAGTTTAAGAACGTCCCGCTAGACCATGAGCCTATCGGCATTGACGACATGAGAAAACGTGGCGTTGATTCTGCTTTAGTAGATGAAAGCCTGAAAGCCAAAGTCTGGGAGCTATGGCACAAAACAGACAAAAAGGTTTATTGGTTCAGCGAATCCTATGATGAACTGCTAGACGAAAAAGATGACCCGCTAGGCTTGGATGACTTTTGGCCATGCCCTCGCCCTTTGTTTGCCACGCAGACAACTGACACGATTATCCCCGTTCCTGATTACTCTATGTATCAAGATCAGGCCGAAGAGATTGACATGCTCACGGACAGAATCGGGAAGCTGACCGAAGCGCTTAAGGTTGTCGGGGTCTATGATGCCTCCGCTACTGAGATTCAGCGCATGTTGTCCGAGGGTACAGATAACACGATGATTCCCGTATCCCGCTACGCAGCTTTTGCGGAAAAGGGCGGGCTAGGCAAGATGGTGGAGTTTCTACCGTTAAGCGATGTTGTAAACGCCCTGAATAACTGCTACATGGCACGCGATCAGGCAAAGCAGGCAATCTATGAAATCACGGGCATGTCTGACATCGTTCGTGGTGCTTCAAACGCAAGCGAGACAGCCACGGCACAGCAGATTAAGAGCCAATACGCAACCCTAAGACTTCGCCGGGTTCAAAACGATGTTGCTATTTTTGCAAGCCAAATACTGAAAATCAAAGCACAGATCATGTGCGACTTTTACACGCCACAGACACTATTAATGATGTCTGGGATTGATAAAACGATAGATGCTCAGTATGCACCACAAGCCATTGAACTGCTGAAATCAGAGACAGCGCGGGACTATCGTATTGAAGTCGCAGCGGATTCGCTGGTTGAATTGGACGAGCAGGCAGAGAAAGAATCACGCCTTGAGTTCCTACAGTCCACAGGTCAGTTTATGGAGCGGGCGCTACCTGTTATTCAATCTAGCCCCGAAGTCGGGCCGCTAATGGCTGAAATGCTTCTATTTGGTGTTCGTTCATTCAAAGGTGCGCGTCAGATCGAAGGCGCTTTTGATGCTCTCATGGCTAAGATGCAAGAGCCTAAACCTCAAGCACCTCCACAGCCTGACCCTGAGCAAATCAAAGCAGAGGCAGAAATGCAACGTACCCAAGCAACGATGCAGATGGAAGGCCAAAAACTACAGCAAACCCAAGCCCTTGAACAATTCAAAGCGCAGAACACGCAAGCGCTTGAAATGGCTCGGATGGAGCATGAGCGACAGATGGAAGCCTTGAAACAGCAGGCAGAGACAGAGCGCGCAGAAATGAAAGCTCGGATTGATGCTGAGACTAAATTGACCATTGCTCAAATGAACGCAACGGCGGCAGAGAAACCATCTACCGCTATCACGATGGATGCTGATAACAAACTGAGCGAGATCGGCGAATCAATCAAAGGCATGGCGGGCGAATCTGCAATGGCTATTAGTGAGATAGTTGGCAGACTAAGCGACAGCACACAAATGCTGGCAGAGACAGCAGCACAAATGACAAACGCAGCGGCGATCATGGCTGCACCCAAAACCAAGCGCGTCTCTAAGTTAGCAGACGGCACATTTGAAATGAGCGAGGTATAACATGCCCTTAAATACACAATTGGCTAACGCCACGGTAAACGGTCAAGCTGATAACCTATCGGCGCGGCTTAATAGCGGATTCCTGCGGATCTATGACGGCACACAGCCCGCCACGGCTGATACAGCTATTGGCGCTCAGGTGCTATTAGCTGAGTTGACATTTAGCGCCACGGCTGCGCCTGCTGCATCGGGTGGCCTGATTACGTTCAACGCTATTGGGTCTGACACATCAGCGAACGCAACGGGTACAGCATCTTGGTTTCGGTGCTTTCAATCAGACGGGACAACCGTGGTAATGGATGGCTCTGTAGGTACATCAGCGTCTAACTTGATTCTCAACAGCACGTCTATCGTTTCTGGCGGGACTGTTGCAGTGTCTTCATTTACCCATGACGTGCTTAACTCTAACTCAGGTCTGTAATGCCAACTATTGCTAACAGAATCCGCGACACGACCACGACAACGGGGACGGGAGATATTACCGTCTCTGGCACTCCGGTTGCTGGCTATCTTGCGTTTTCCAATGTGCCAACGGGTGCAATATTTGACTACACGATTAGCGGTCAATCCGGCTCTGAGTTTGAAGTTGGCCGAGGAAAAATGACAAGTTCAACGGCATTCAGTAGAGATCAGGTTCTGAGTTCTAGCAATTCAGGCTCTTTGGTTAATTTCAGCGCAGGCACTAAAGACGTTTTTGTTACGGTAGCAGAAGAATCAATGGTCAATCGTGGCCGCATGTTCGCAATGAACTATGTATTGAGGTAAATCATGGCAACAAATATAGACCCAATTTTTACAGGTACGGCGGTAAGCCCATATGGTGCAACTGTCACGGCGGCTAACACTGCTGCTGATGGCACGGGTACGGTTACTACCATCTTTACGGCTGACGCTACTAACGGCGGGTATGTCGGGATGATTAAACTCAAACCACTGGGGACAAACGTCGCAAGCGTGGCGCGATTCTTTGGAAACAACGGCTCTGATAACGCCACGGCTACAAATAATTGGCTTCTTGGTGAGGTCACACTGCCTGCAACAACCGTATCCCAAACGGCTGCATTGATTGAACTCGGCTATCCCGTTATGCAAGCGTTTCAAGCGGGCTACAAAATCAATATGACGCTAGGAACTGCGGTTGCTGCGGGGTGGCAAGCATCGGTTGATGCTGGCTCATACACGAAAGGCTAATCATGACATTTGAAACTGCCATAGAGGTCATTGAATGATTGACGCGCGTCATTTAGTCATGGGGCCGCGGGAGATATGGATACCCGGCTTTTCTTCATCTACTTCAACCGGATGGAGGCCGCTTGCGATTCCAAAAGAAGCGCAAATGGTTGACTTTACTGTAATTGCCGGTGGTGGTGGTGGTGGACGACCTAACGTAGCTGTGGGAACAGCAGGTGCTGGCGGTGGGGGGTGTAGCGGAGTTTCAAGATGGACTGGCCCAGTTTCTGCCATAGGTAACATGGTTTACGTTTGTGTGGGGCTTGGTGGATTGGGGGCTACGGCAAACAATACTTCGGGTAGTGCTGGTACTAGTTCTTATATTTCATATCAGCCCGCAGTAATTGATGAAAATATGTTGATTTATGCTAATGCTGGCTCTGGTGGGGCTGCCTCCGCAGCTGGCGGTTCTCCGGGGACAATTGCCACTATTGCTAATATGGATTTAGCCCACCTTGGGACATGGCAAGCGGTAGCAGGACTTATTGGGTCTTCTGGCACGACGACAAACGGTGGGCATGTCGCGGTTCAATCAAGCACTTATATCTCTTCTGGTGCTGGTGGTGGTGGTTCTAGCGGTGGAGCTGGAGGAAACCAAACCTCTGCATCTGTTCGATACCCTACTATTTCAGGTGGCGCAACTGGCGACAACCCCGGCAATCACGGCATTGCCTTATATAAGCCTTTGACATTTATCGGCGGCGCAGGTGGTGGTGGTATCAACGGCGCAGGTACTGGAGCAAACCGTGGCGGCAATGGCGGTGGTTATGGTTCTGGCGGCGGCGGGGGTGGCAATGCTTCATCTGGCACATCCGGCAATGGTGGAAATGGCGCTCCCGGTCTAATCATCATGCGGTGGTGGTAAATGCTAGGCCTTGGCTCAATTGCTCAACTGCCAATAGCCAGCATCCCTGATGCGCAAAACACGGGGATAAGTGGAAATGCTGCGACTTCGCAAGCCCAGACTATTAGTGGATCAGGCACATTTACACCCGGAGCAATTACAGGAACCGCGACAACATCACAAGCCCAGATAATTGAGGCTAGTGGCACGTTTACAGCGCTGGTAACAGGTACAGCAACGACAAGTCAAGCGCAGACAATCTCTGCAAGCGGGACATATACGCCTGCCTTGGTTACGGGCGCGGCCAGCACGTCACAAGCTCAAACGGTAGCGGGTTTGGGCACGTTTACGGATTTAGTCACGGGAACTGCGACAACAAACCAAGCGCAAACTGTAGCCGCATCTGGGACATTTACGCCACTGGCGATTACCGGCACGGCGTCAACATCTCAGGCGCAGACAGTTTCTGGAGTTGGCTCTTTTGGCGCGGGTCAAGTAGACACCCATGACGGCTATTGGTACGATCAATGGAAAAAGCTCCGCGAACGGTTAGAAGAAAAAACAAAAGAGGAGCTAGTAGAGGCTATCTCAAACGATGCAGAGGGAATCCTAGAGGCCGTGCCCGAAGCAATGGCGGCGGCAAAGAAAAAACAGCCTCAGATTGATTACGCAGAAATAGCGAGAAATAAACAGCTTCAACTATTTATAGCGGAGCAGTTGTTTATCGCGTTTGAGAGAAAACGCCAACAAGACGAAGACGACATGGTTATGGCTTTACTTTTAATGGATTGAAAATGAGCAAAGGCAGTAACAGACGCCCCGAGGATTCAGAGACTTTCGCTAATAACTTTGACCGCATATTTAGCGGGAAGATTGAGCGCGGTTCGTGGGTTTTTAGAGATGGCGAGTTAATACCAAAAGAAGAATATACGCCACAATCGGGCGTGATGGTCATTCCCGATATTAGCCCATATAAATCAATGGTAACGGGTGAAATGATTACATCTCGTTCACATCACCGCGATCACTTAAAACGCCATAACAAGATTGAAATTGGTAACGAAATCAAGGCTCACATGAGCCAGGCGCAGCAACAGTATCAACCCGATAAAAAGGGAATACGCGAGGCTGTAATCCGTGCTGCCCAACAGCACATTTTCAATAAATAAGAAGGCCCTATGTCAGATATTCGCACAGCATTAGAAAACGCATTTGCAGAGGATACGCTCGAAACAAACCCCGAAGTTGTTGAAGCGGTTGAAACTGTAGAAACTGATGAAAAGCCAACCGAAACACCGGATGTAAAAGAGCCTGATACAAAACCCCGTGATGAGCATGGGAAATTTGCGCCTAAAACCCCAGAACCCGAGAAAATCCCAGACGCTCCTAAGCCTGAGCGCAAAGCCCCTAGCACTTGGAAACAAGAAGCACAAGCCGCATTCCTCAAGGCTGATCGTGGCGAACCACTGACAAACGACGAAATCAAGATTCTGATCAGCGAGGCAGAACGCAGGGAAAACGACGCTCGCAAAGACTTTTTTAGCCTGAAAGACTATCGGGACAAAGCTCAAAAATACGATAGCGCGTTCGCTCCTTATCGTGAGCATATCAAGTCGCTGGGCGTTGACGAAATCACGGCTATAAACGCTTTGATGCGTACAGATCAAACCCTGCGCACTGCTGACCCTTGGACTAAAAAGGATATGCTCCTACGGTTAGCTCAGGAATACGGGGTTGACTTGTACCAACAACTGCCACAGCTTGAACCCGCACAGCAATACATGATGCAAGAGCTAAAACGCTTGCAAAACCAACAACAAGTCAATTACAATGTACCCGCGCAGTCCTCTCAAGTTGCAGAAACAATAGCGGAGTTCAGCGCAGATAAACCGCACTTCGATGCAGTACGCGACACAATGGCAGACTTGCTAGAGCAAGGAAAAGCCAAAGACTTAGCGGAGGCATACGAATCGGCTATCTGGTTAAATCCAGAAATCAGGCAGAACCTGATTGAGCAGCAATATGCTGAAAGAACGCGCAAGGCTCAAGAGCAGGCGCAGGCACAGAAGGCGCGGAACGCCGCTGTATCTGTCAAATCCTCGAACCCAAGCGCAGGTGGGCTTCCCACAAATTCCTCAATTCGTGATGTGTTAGCACATCATCTGTCCTGAAAGGCTCTGAATCATGGCTACTTTTGCCAATATCAGTGACGCAGTAACCGCGGCTATTACCTCTCGTACTGGCGCGTTGGCTGATAACGTCACACAAAACACTCCCCTCCTCAAGAAAATGCGCGAGCGCGGTAACGTGAAAACGTTCTCGGGCGGTACGCAGATTTATCAGGAGATCATGTACAACGACACGTCAACCATCAACGCTAACTCGTTTAGCGGATACGATGCAATTGACATCACCCCGAACAGCCCTATCTCCAGCGCTGTGTTTGACATCAAGCAGTACGCTGCGGCTGTGTCAATCTCCGGTCTGGAAATGCTGCAAAACGCAGGCAAAGAGCGCATCATTGATCTGCTCGAAGGCCGTGTGACTGTTGCGGAGGCTCAGTTGATTAACAAAATCAACGCTGATCTGTACGGTGACGGCACTTCAAACGGCGGTAAAGCTTTGGTTGGTACGGCCTCGGCTATTTCTACCACTCCAACGTCCGGCACGTATGGCGGCATCAACCGTGCAACGTGGTCTTTCTGGCGTAACGTGGCTTTTGATGCCACGACCGATGGCGGCGCTGCTGCCACCGCTTCCAACATCCAGAGCTACATGAACTCTGTAGCCATTCAGTTGGTTCGCAATTCAGATCATCCTGACCTGATCGTGGCTGACAACAACTATTACAAGTTGTTCCTTGAGTCGCTGCAATCCATCCAACGTCTCGCAAGCGCAGACAGCGGTAAGGCTGGTTTCACCTCTATCAGCTACATGGGCGCTGGCATGTCTAGCGAAGTGTATCTGGCCGGTGGTGTTGGTGGCACGATTCCATCGAACCGCATGTATTTCATCAACACGAAGTATTTGCACTTCCGTCCGCACGTTAACCAGAACTTTGGCCCGCTCGGTGGCGACCGTACATCGGTCAACCAAGATGCGCTGGTCAAGATGATGGGCTGGGCTGGTGCTTTGACTTGCTCGGGCGCTCAGTTCAATGGAGTTCTCGGGGATTGATTGAATAATTTTAGTCAAAACTATATAATCTCCGTTAAACTGGAGGTTATATGGCTAGACCAAAATCAGACGAAACAAAGCGGTTTCTTGACAAGGTAAAAATCATGGAAACAGGTTGCCACGAGTGGCAGGCAGGATTGGCAAGAGGTGGTTATGGAAAATTCCAGAACAACGGAAAGACAATCACTGCGCATCGGTTTTCATATGCAAAATTTGTCGGGGAAATTGGCGACAAGCACGTTTTGCACAAGTGTGACAATCGAAAGTGCGTTAACCCAGATCATTTGTTTTTGGGTACTTGTGCGGAAAACGTTGCTGATATGGATGCAAAAGGGCGTAGAGGTTCAACCGCTACTATCACACGCGAATTTGCAGAAAAAGTAAAGACGATGCTTGCTGATCGCTATAGTCAACAATATGTTGCCGGTGCATTAGGGATTAGTCAGGCGTTAGTAAGTAGAATTCACAGAAATGTGAAAAAATTTTATCGAGTTTGAAAGGAATCATCATGGCTGCACCTTTTTCAATTACCCCTAGTATCGGGGCTGACCTTAATACCATTACCCTTGCTGCTGACATCGCCGCTGGGAAAGTGGTAGACGCTGCGATTGGCTCTCAAGTGTGGGCATCTGATGGCAAGCGATATGTGTACGCGCAAGCGAACGCATCTATCTCTGCATCTGATGCCGATTGCACGGTAAACGCCACTACGTTCCTCGCTACTGCTTCGGGTGGCTCTTATTTGAGCCCTCCCGTTGACATGGCTACGGGTGATCGTGGTTGGTTTAGCGTGGCAAGCGTCTAAGGAATAGCAATGGCTATCCTTCAATGCCTCATGGGTTCTGGGTTCTCTTCATTGCAGGCCACCTCTGTTGTTGGTGACGTTGCAAACGGCATCACAGCGGCAGGGACTACCAATGCAGACGCAACCCAGATAAATTCTGTCATCAATCGCGTGACCACGGCGGCGGCATCTACGGGCGTTGTCCTGATGCCTCCTACGCCTGGCGCGCAGGCTGTTGTAATCAACAGTGGTGCAAACGCTGTGCTGGTTTATCCTAGCACTGGCTCTTCAATCAATGCTTTGACTGCTAGCTATCACGGGCGGGTTCTCCGTCGCGGCTGGTGGGCGGGCTTTGTTTTCGACTAACTGGTTTGCGGTTCTCCCCGCTTAATCAGTCCTAGGGGGCTTCGGCCCCCTTTTCTTTAACCATAGAGAGATATTCATGAAAATCACATTCTTTAAAGCGCCGAAACACATGGGATATGCATCCCAGCTAGCTGGGAAACCAGTCTACGAAGAAGCTGTTTTTATCCGTAAACAGATTCCGGGCGATGATACAAACGTCATCGAATACGCCGCTAAGAGTGTTGACTTTGATGAATTTCACCAAGAATATTCAGCATTTATCAATCGAGAAGAAGGCAAAATCAACGGCACGCCTTTGGACAAAATCGGTATTGATGAAAACATCATCAAGATTCTTAAGTTCAACAGCGTGGATACGGTTGAAGAGCTTTCGCAGTTGACTGATACCGTAGTGACGAACCTCGGCCCCGGATTCCGCTCCATTCGTGAATCTGCCCGTAAATGGCAGCGCGATCAAATGAAGCGTGAGGCAGAAGAAGCGGCAGAGGCTAAATATGCGTCGCTGAAAAAAGAGATTGAAGAACTCAAAAAAGCTGCCAAAAAGAAAGATGAATAATGAACCTACTCCAACTGATTCAAACGACATGCGCTGAACTTGGATTAGATCAGCCTAACGCCGTTATTGGCGCGACTGATAAAGACACAATCCAGTTTTACGCATTGCTGAATCGGTTGGGTAAGGACATCATCCGGCAGTTTGAATGGCAGCGCCTACAGAAAAACACCATCATTACGACTGTCAATGTCGTTGCAAATGGTACTTTGGTAAATGGTAGCGCGGTTATCACGGGCACTGATGCAACTGCGCTATCGACTAAATTTTCTTTAACCGGCGTAGGTATTCAGCCATTTGCGCAGATTCTCTCTGTAGATTCTGCCACGCAAGTAACAATGAATATGCCTGCGGTTCAAGATGGAACAGTCGAACTCACGTATCAACAAATCTCATACGACCTTCCATCAGATTGGGAGCGACAAATCCCTCAGACTGAATGGGACAGAACTAACCGCTGGCCTCTACTTGGCCCGGTATCGCCTCAAGATTGGCAGTCGTTCCGCTCGGGCATCGTGTACGCTGGCCCACGTCAACAATTCAGGATTGCTAACAATTACGTGAATATCGAGCCCAACCCTCCCGCGGGTCTGTTGTTTGCGTATGAGTACATCTCTAACGCATGGGTAAGGTCTGCGGCGGGTGTAGAGCAATCGAGCTTTCTAGCTGATACCGATACGACTGTATTTGATGATTCTCTTTTGATTACAGGCCTCAAATCACAATGGAAAGCCGCAAAAGGGCTAGACGGTTCGTATGACATGGCAGAGTTTAGATCGTTGCTAGAAGCCATGAAATCGCAAGATCACAGCGCTCCCATGTTGTCGCTGTCGTCCAACCCGATTAGCATTTTCCTGACGACAAACAACATCCAAGACGGCAACTTCCCCGGCTAATATGAAGTCTCGCCCCACATCCATTCCAGCGCCTATCGGTGGGTTGAACGATAGAGACTCTATTGCAGACATGCCGCCTACAGATGCGGTTGTCATGAATAATTGGTGGCCGTATCCCTCATACGTTGGGATTAGAAAAGGTGCGACAAACCACGTTACAGGCTTTGCGAGCGCTGTAGAGACGCTAGTTGAATATCTGCCAATTTCAGGCGTTTCTAAACTATTCGCGGCATCTGGAACGTCTATTTATGATGTCACTACTCCGGGCGCTCTCGGGGCTGCTGTTCAAACGGGGCTGTCTAACGCTCGATTTCAAGATGCAAACATCACCACTCCGGGCGGCTCTTTTCTGTACCTTGTAAACGGCGCAGATTCGCCTAGATTGTGGGATGGTGCGACATGGACAGCGGTGACGGGCGCGTCAGTTCCCGCAATCACAGGGGTGACAACAAGCGATTTAGTACATGTAACGGTGTTCAAAAACCGTCTTTACTTTGCTGTCAAAAACACAATGAACGTGGCTTATTTGCCGGTTCTGAGTATCGGCGGTGCTGCGAGTTTGCTTGATCTTGGCTCGGTGTTTCGTCTAGGTGGCTCTATCAATGCTATTTACACTTGGACGCTTGACGCTGGAAACGGGGCAGATGATCACCTGGTTATCATTTCAACCAACGGGGAAGTGGCTGTTTATCAAGGCACAGACCCAAGCGTCGCCGCGGATTGGTCACTTGTCGGGGTGTTTGTGCTCGGAAGGCCTCTAGGCCGTCGCTGCGCTGTAAAGTATGGCGGTGACTTGGCAGTCAACACTACGGAGGGTGTTTATCCTCTAGGAAAGGGATTATTGTCTGCATCGGTAGATCGAAAGATTGCTCTAACCGATAAGATACAAAACAGCGTGAGTATAGAAGCCCAGTCCTATGCTGATACGTTTGGGTGGCAGATATGTCTGTACCCAGACGCAAATATGCTGCTTTTGAATGTGCCGAGTATTTCAAAATTCCAATACGCACAAAACACGATTACAGGGGCTTGGGCGCAGTTTACGGGATGGGAGGCTAATGTGTGGCTTCGCGCATCGTCTGGGCTGTACTTTGGAGATTCAACAACGGTTAAAAAGGCTTGGACGGGAAACCTTGACGTTATCGTACCAATTCAGGCCGATATTGCGACTGCTTTCAGTTACTTTGGAAACAAAGCCTACAACAAGTTTTTTACAATGATTTCGCCGTACCTTCAAACATCGGGGAACCCTTCAATTTTGTATTCCCTCAATACGAACTTTTCATTACAAGAGCCAAGCGGGACACTATCGTTTACCCCCCCTACGGGCATGGTCTGGGGTACTATGGTCTGGGGTGCTATGGTTTGGGGCGGTGGTCTGACCCCTATCAAGTCATGGAAAACAGTCGGAGCGGTCGCAAACTCTGCCGCTATTCGATTGAGAGTCATGAATAACGGCTCAGAGGTTCGTTTTACGAACTGCGATTATTTTTATCAAATATCTAACGGTGTACTTTGATAACAACCCAAGTTGAACATATTGGCCCGTGGGTATGTAAAAAAGCCGGTGGGTATTGGCTCAAAGGGCGCGGAACTGGGATAGGGAAAATAAAAAATAACGCCTTAGTAGCGGGTGTTTTGTACGAAGATTACAACGGTGCGCAGGTAGTTTGCCACATTCGCGGCGATGGACGTTGGGCAGATCGAAAGTTTCTAAACATCATTTTTGATTACCCATTTAACCAGTTAAATGTTAATCGCATCACAGTCCCGGTAAATAGTACAAATCAAGCATGTATAAGGCTTGTCACGCACATGGGTTTTGAATTAGAATCTACGCTAAGTCGGGCCGCCCCTGATGGTGATATTCTGATTTTCCGTATGTTCAAGGAAAACTGTCAATACATTAGGGGTAAATATGGGAAAGTCTAGTCCACCGCCAGCACCAGACTATCAGGCGGCAGCGAAAGAAACCGCAGAAGGTAATCTGCAAATGGCAGATTATCAAACACGCGCAAACCGTGTTAATCAGAAAACGCCCTGGGGCTCTCTAAGCTATAACTACACCCCTCAATACGATTCAGAGGGCAAAGAAACGGGCAGCGGCTGGGAGCAAGTAGAAACACTCACTCCTCAAGCGCAGGAAACCCTCAATAAGCAAATGGCGCTATCTAACCAATACGCCGATGTTGCAGGAAAAGGTTTTGAGAGTGCTAGAGCATCCCTAGAAAATCCCATGCTCGATACGTCGCCGTTGCCAGATAGAGCAATGAACGTAGGACAAACCGCGCAAGATGCGATCATGTCCCGCCTGCGCCCTCAATTAGATCAAGAGGATGAAGCCTTACGCGCACGGCTCGCTAATCAAGGTATCGGGCTAGGTTCTGAGGCTTACGGACGAGAGCAATCACTTACCGGTCAAAGGCGCAATGATTTGATGATGCAAGCCGCATTACAAGGCATCAATTTAGATCAATCAAACCGCGCATCAGCACTACAGGAACAAGCGTATCTACAAGATAGGCCGCTTAACCTTATCAACGCTCTGCGAACGGGGTCACAAGTTCAAAACCCTCAATTTCAACAATTCGCACAGCAACAATACACGCCCGGCCCGGATATGTTGGGGGCTACAAACGCGCAATATCAAGCTGAAGTATCACGCGCAAATGCTAAAAACGCACAAGGGGCGGGATTGTTTGGCGGCATTCTTGGTGTCGGCATGGGGTTGGCTGGGCTACCGGGTGCTGGTGGGTCAATGATTAGAGGTGCAAGGGGGCTATTCGGATGAACGATTTAGAACTTCAAAGCCTGCTAGACCGTCAGGCAAAATACCAGGCTTTGCGTCAAACACCATCGCCGCAAGGTCAAATGGTAAGCGGACATTTTGTTTCGCCTAACGCACTTCAATATCTAGCCGCTGGGCTGAGAGGTTACGGCGGCATCAAAGGCGAAGAGCAAGCCAATGCAGAAATACAAGGCTTGCAACAAAAACGGCAATCAATGGACACCGACGCAATGGGCGCTTTCTCACGCCTAATGCAAGATCAGCCTGCGCGACAAATTCAACCCATTACACCGAACGACGACGAAGGAAACCTAAACGTACCCGCACAGATGGACGCGCAACGGGCTAACCCTCGGGCAGCGTTTGAGGCACTGATGGGGGCATATAACCCGCAAATGAGGCAGGCGGGGATGCAGGGGATGGTAACAACTCAGCAAGAAGCCGCAAAGAAGGCAGAGGCTGACGCGCTAACCGCTAAATACGGTCAAATCCTAGGAAGTGGAATTACGCCGCAACAAGCTATTACTATGGGCGTTCCTGCTGAACGAGTAAAAGCATATTTTGAAGCGCCCAACTTGGGACGCACAAAAGTCCAATTCAAAGACGTGGGTGGGCAACTTGTCCCCGTTACAGAGTATGGCGACACTCCGCAAGGCGTTAGTCCAATGCCTAAAACTGGCAACCCGTTTAGTGATTTGCTGGTTCGAGATGCAAGCGGGGCTATTGTTCCTAATGCTCCTTTGGTTGATGCTAAAACTGGTATTGCTAAAGCTGGAAAGCCTGTTGTTAGTGTAGACGCTCGCAGCTATTCAACGCAAGAAAACGAGCAATCAAAAGCATACGGAAAATCATTGGGCGAACAACGCGCAGCAATTAATCAAGCCGGATACGATGCTCCGGGCAAACTTGCAAGGCTTGACCGCATGGAAGAACTTTTGCAAGGCATAGATGGCGGGGCTGCCGCTCCTGCATTGGCTGATGTAGCCTCGTTTGCTAATTCTGTAGGCATTAAATTAGACCCCAAACTAGGAAACAAACAAGCAGCGGAGGCTCTTGCGCGTGAAATGGCAGGAACTTTGCGTCAACCCGGCACAGGACCAATGACAGACAAAGATTTTGATAACTTTTTGCGCCAAGTGCCAAGCCTGTCTAAAACGGCAGATGGTAGAACACAAATTATCAAAACCATGCGGGCGGCAATTGAAAGAGATCAGCGGGCTGCGCAATTTGCAAGGCAATACGCGCAGCAAAATCGCGGCGTGATTGATGATAATTTTTATGATTCAATGGCTGAGTTTTACGCTAAAAATCCGGTTGTTTTGCCTTCTATGCCAGCAACTAATGCAAGAGGCGTGCCATTCAATCCAAGCGCTATTGATGCGGAAATTCGTCGCCGGAGATTGCAATAATGGATTTAACCAAGCTATCGGATGAAGACCTGCTAGCCCTTAAAGCTGGCGACATTACAAAGCTATCAAACGAGGCTTTGTTGATGATGCGCGAGCCAGAGCAGGCTACATTTAAGCAAAAGGTTATATCTTCTGCACCGGCTCGGATTATGCAAGGGGCGAGAGACCCCATTGATGCAGCAGCACAGTTGCTTCCTCGCGGTCTAGAGTTTGTAACGTCTGCTGGTGGTTTAGCTCCTAATCCTGTTTCTGAGTTTTTCGGCTCAGAGGCGCAGCGCGTAGATCAAGGAATAAGCGAAGCAGAAAAACAATACGAGCAAGCCAGAAAAGCTACAGGGCAAACGGGCTATGATTTTGCACGATTTACCGGTAATGTAATTAGCCCCGCAAACCTTGCTATTGCAGCTAAATTGCCAGTTGCAGCGACCACAGGCGCACGTATTATGCAAGGTGGCGCTATTGGGGCGGTTGGCGGTGGATTGCAGCCTATTGACACAGCACAGAACCCAGACTTTGCAAGCACTAAAGCCGGACAAGTTGCTTTGGGTGCGGCTACGGGTGCTGTAGCTACTCCGATAATGGGCGCTGTGGGGGACAGAATTCTTAAGTACGCATCTGGCAAACTGCAAGCATCTAAAGGCGCAACCACAGAGCAGATTAAATCCATAGCCGAAGAATCAGCAAAAATGAGCGGCGTTGATTTTGACAGGCTAAACAACCTTGAAAAACAACAACTTTACGAACAAGTCAGAAGGGCATCCGATCAATTTGTAGGCAAAGACCCAGCCACGGCAATGCGGGCTGCGGCTTTTCAAAGCCTAGACATCCCATATACACAGGGGCAAATTACACGCGACCCGATGCAATTTGCGACTGAAAAAAACCTATCTCAATTGCCGGGAACTGGTAGCCCATTGCAACAAAGGTTTTCAGAGCAAGGCGCTAGACTAAGATCAAAATTAGGTGAGTTTTCATCTGGAGCTATTGAAGATCAGGCAGCAGGCGCGGCCATTACAAATTCACTAAAGCAAGTGGATGACAGGCTATCGCAAAGGATTGGCGATGCCTATAAAGTGGCGCGTCAGTCTGCGGGTAAAGACGCAGAAGTACCAATGCAAGGCATTGCGCAAGACTTTGCAGAGATTATGCGAACAGCGCCTGAAAATGTAAAGCGCGGCATACCAACTGGTGCGTTTGACCAATACGGCTTAAGTGGCATGAAGCAAACTAAACTGTTTACAGTTGAAGAAGCAGACAAGTTGCTAAAGTCAATCAACGCAAGCCAGAGCAATGACAAAGCCGTAAATAATGCTTTGAATGTGTTGCGCAATTCAGTTAAACGTGCGGTGATTGGTGACGCTGGCGTAGATGATGTTTTTGCGCCTGCTAGATCAATGGCGGCGCAGCGCTTTAAACTACAAGAAGCTATTCCTGCTTTGGAGGCATCTGCAAACGGGACGGTTAACCCTGATACGTTTGTGCAAAACTTCATCATTAGTAAAAATGCTCAGACTTCGCAAGTTAAGCAAATGGCTGACATGCTACGAAAGGAAGACCCGCAGGCGTTTGAGCAAGCAAGAGCGCAACTAGGCTCGTACATTCAAAGAAAAGCTATTGGGGAAAATACCGCAGGTGATAAAGGCGTTTCGCCTGAAAGACTCGCTACTGCATTACGAGAGCTTGGAAGCGAAAAGATGCGGGCTTTCTTTTCGCCTGAAGAAGTTTCTAAATTGCAAACTATCACGAAAGTTGGCTCTTACATTGAATCTGTGCCATTTAGCGCAAAGCCCAACACCTCCGGAAACTGGGGTGCAATAACTCAATTGCCCGGTGTTCCGCAATCTGCGGCTTTAGTGGCGGCGCTTAAAAATTCATTTTCTAACCAAATGAATGTTAGCCGATCACTTTCTGAAAAAATACCGACCCAACTTAAACCCGAAGAAATACAACTTCTTTCTAGAGTTTTGGCTGGTGGCGCTCTTACTTCTGGCGCGATGGCGGCGCAACCACTCAAGTAAAAGACTGTAAATGATTACGCCTAAACCAAAAGCCGCAAACTGTAAAAAGAATTCCATCAGCACATTCTAAAGGAAAACCATTATGTCTAGAAACGGAAGCGGCACGTATAGCCTACCAGTCAATAGCTGGAACCCCGCTACAAACGGAGTGGCCGCAACTGCTGCGGACTGGCAATCTATTGCCACCGATCTTGCAAGTGCTCTAACTCAGTCTGTATCTGCTGACGGTCAAACACCGATTACCGGCAATCTGCAAATGAGCAATTACAAGCTCACGGGGTTAGCGGCTGGGAGTGCTGTCGGGAACTCTCTGCGCTGGGAACAGCTATTCTCACAAGGCGTAGAAACAGATATTCCATCTGCGGGCACATTGGATATTGGCGTTCAAAATACCAACTTCTTACGGGTAACCGGAACGACGACAATAACCTCTCTCGGCACTAATTACAACGGCCCGCGATTCCTTCGCTTTTCTGATGCTCTGACTCTTACTTATGACGCAACAAGCCTGATATTGCAGGGTGGCGCAAATATCGTAACCGAAGCGGGTGATATGGCTATTGCCATTCCAAAAAGCACTTTGGATGGGTGGTATGTCATTTTCCAAAGGGTAAATTACAACACATTCAGAAACGACATACTTGCACCCGGTTTTTATCAAAACTATATTGATAACCCTATTGGGCCTTCTGGTGTTGTTTATCAAAGAACCGTTGCAGCGACGGCAGATGACGCATATTTTGCTGACCGTTGGTATTCTCTAAGTCAAACCGGGACAGTTACACCTTCGGTTATTAGCGCACCTGAAACCGGCTTTTCTCAAGGTTTACGTGTCACACAATCGCAAGCCTCAGCGCAAAGATACGGCTTTGCTCAAATCTTGCCGCTTGATTATGTTAGCCAGCTTGTAGGGGGTAACGTATCGTTAAGCCTGCGCGCGCGCATCAGCAACACCACCACCCTGCGCTGGGCACTGCTTGGTTGGAGCGGCACGGCTGACGCTGTGACCAGCGATGTGGTGAACGATTGGACGAGCGCCACCTATACCACGGGCAACTTCTTCATCACGGGCGCGGGATCGCTTTCGGTGATTGCTACGGGTAGCCAAGCCATGACAGCAAATACCTTCGCAACCTTGTCCACTAACGCAGCGGCGATTGGCGCGAGCATCAATAACTTGATTCTGTTTTGCTGGACAGATTCCACGCAGGCTCAGAACACCACGCTCGATTGGCACGATGCGCGCCTCACGAAGACGGATGTGCGCGTGCCGGTCATCACGCGCAGCCTTTCTGCTGAGCTCGATGCCTGCCAACCGTATTGGATGCCCACCGAAATCACGCTGGGCATTGCCATCACCAGCACGGCGGCTGATTTCGTTTTTAACTACAAGCGCCAAATGCGCGTGCAGCCCACATTCGTGACGATTTCTGGCGGTGTGAATCTGCGGGTGAATGGCTCCACTTCCAACATCGGCGTCACGCCGCTGGCCGTCACGGTAAGCACGCTCTCTGCCAACATTCAGCTCACGCGCAACACCGGCGCATGGACTGCAGGCAATGCGGTGGTGTTGGCTGAGCAAGGCGCATTTGCTTTCGATGCCAATCTTTAAGGCCGCCAAACATGCAAAGCCTCATCCCCCTCATGCGCCGCGCCTGCGATATGGCTGCGTCTGCCGTCATGCCCCCTTCAATGGTCACAAGTAATTACGTGGAAGCCAGCGCGGCTGGCGAGCCGTATCTGATCCGGTGCGCGCCCAATGCAAACAAGCTGATTTTGTATTTGCACACCTGGAGCGCCACGTATCAGCAAGTCACCACGATGCCCGAGTTTCCATCCATCGAGCGGGCCTGCATCGTCTCGCCAAACTTTGGCGGCGTCAACAACACGCCGCTGGCTCTTGGTTCAGATGATTCTTTGGCGAGAATCTTGCGTGTTTTGCAGGAGGTTCAATACAAGACTGGGCTGTCGAGGGTCTATATTGTGGCCGCATCTGGTGGCACGCTGGCCGCGATGAATTTCATGGGAAAGTATCCCGGAAGAATTCACCGCGCCTCGCTGTGGTTGCCTATATTTGATCTGGCTTTGCTGTATTCGCACACGTCTGATCTGACTCTGAAAGCGGACATGGTGTCCTCAATAGGCGCTGCACCGAATGGGCTGTCTGACGCTTTGTATTTGGCGCGTTCGCCCGTCTCTCGGCTGGTTGGCGCTTATGGGCCAACTGAAATTGTGATCAACACGGGCTCAGGCGATACGACCTCGCCGCCGATTCATGGCACTCTGGCTAAGCAAGCGTTTGAAGCGGGTGAAGATTTTATTGTGACGCTAAAAAGCTGGAGCATCGGCCATGTGTTTGATTCGGCGCAACGAAGCGAGGCTGTGAAGCAGCTTGTTTTGGAGTGAAGAGACTGCATTAGATTCAATGAAGGAAAAAAACAATGATTGAAGGTGAACTCGCTCAAAGGGTGGCCGCTGGTGCTGCAGGCTCTGGTCTGGCAGTATGGATGGCAAGAGTCACGGGGGTTGACTTAATCGTCATGTTTTTGGGTGGCCTTGCAAGCTCTTGGTTTCTTGGTGAACCT